CTTTGCTTATTTTTGGCCAACTCACCTATGAGAGTAAATGTGAGTTGGCCAAAAATAAGCAAAGCTATAGATAAAAACGCAGGTCTACCATTGTAGCGGCTAAAAAATTAAAGATGTCTGCAATTGGAATTGAGAGAGAACTGGAATATGTAAAAATTGCGAGAGCACGCCTTGATGGTGTTGACATCTAAATCACAATTGTATTACACTCGTAAATAGTTAGTCATATTATTGCAACTTAAGACTCGGCCTAATGGAGTAGTTGTTTCAAAACAGCTACTTTTTTTTGTGGAAAATTCATATGTTAGAAGACAAATTCTATATTCGAAAATCAGATTTCCGTGTTTGGTTGCCAGATGTAGACTTCGAATTTGACGATCCAAGCCTTTTCGAAAAATCAGAAGATCCGCACAATTCAAGACGAATTCGCGGGGTTATGTCTACGATCACAGAAGACCGTCAAGGCGAAACAGTATTCGCCAAAGGATTAGACTTTAATCCTTTCCTCCAACACGGACATTTCAACGACAATCATTCCCAATCGACCGCAGCGATCATTGGATATCCAGAGCGAGCGTATTACACCGATTCAATCAAGATGAAAAAAGGTGACAAATGCGAAGGCTGGTTGACTGAAGGCTATATCATAAAGGGAACCAAGCGAGCAGACGACATATGGGATCTCGCTAAAGCCCTTGCAAAAACTCCAGATCGCAGACTTGGATTTTCGATCGAAGGAAAAGTCCTAAGAAGAAAAAATAGTTGTATAGAAAAAGCTCTCATTCGCAATGTAGCTATAACAAACTGCCCTGTGAATACAGACTGCACATGGGATGTCTTGGCTAAATCATTTACCAATGAGGACATCGCGTGCAAATCGCTGTCAGCCGGATATGCAACTGCTCCAGGTGCTCAATCTGGAGGTGGGGCTTTAAGATCCGAATCGCTTGAACAAGACGACGGTAAGAAAAAGAAGAAAAACAAAGGGCTCAAAATTGTAATGAGATCATTAAAGCTTCTAGATCCAGATGAGATTGAAAAGGCTTTTGATTGGGTTTTAGAGTGCCGTCCTGATTTTTCAGACGAGGCGGCGGCAGAAGTCGTGAAACATTTTTTTATTGATAGGAGAGGTTAATGAAGGGTCCAACTGATATCGGTCGCCTTGATGCTGATGAAGTCGGAAAAGAACTTGTGTTCGATAATCCGGCAAAAGTCACAGCGGCTATTTTGAGTAAAATTGACGAGCTTATTGATCTTCTAGTTGCCAGTTCGGGAGCATCTGTCGATGCTGCTGCTGCTGACCTAGAAAAATTGAAATTTAAGTATTAAGCGGGAGGCAACATGATTACCAAATCCGACGTTCAAAATGCCTTAGACTCGCTGGAATCCGGTCTCCCTGCTGATGATGTCAACAAGGGCGACGGTGTTCCAACCGATGGCGATTTGAACACAAGCAATGGAGCCGCAGATGGTGGCGGCTCATTAAAGGCACCAGGGGACAACATGAACGACAAGTATGGAAACAAAAAAACAAAGGGCTGTGCAGCGAAGAAGTCGGAAGTTCCGGCTGATTTTAACGAAGAGCTGCCACTAGAAGTCGAAACAAAAATCGATGTTTCTGAGTTTCTGAAGTCGCTAGTCGATCACACAGCGGACCAAGTAAACGGTTTGCGTGAGTTCGTCGTCAAGAGCGATCAAGCAATGGATGCCCGAACAGATGACATCATTGACGAGATCGAAGACGTGAAAAAGTCTTTGGGTGATGTCGGTGTTGTACTTAAGGCAATCTGTCAGCGAATCGGTATCGTTGAGAACGCACCGGCAACGGTCGCTAAATCTCAAACAACTGATGCTCCGATAACAGATGCCAAACCGGCAGAGAGAACTTTCGAAGACATCTCTAAGTCGGGTGATGACACGAATCAGAACGCAACAGGCTTTTATAAATCTCTGCAAGGTAAGCAACCTTTGGACATGAAAAAAGCAATCTCTGATGCGCTTTGTGATTTGGTCAAGAAGGGCGAATTGTCTGAAACCGAAGTTATCAACTTCGAAACTTATTCACATATTTCACCGGAAGCCGATGTTAAGCTCCGGTCTGTCTTGAACTAAGGAGGAGAGCTAAGATGTATCCTGTGATTGATGCAAAACAATTCGAAAGTCACGGAGACGGATTTGGCGTAAGTGATCCCAAGACAGTTCAGGAGCTTAATAAAGCTTTGACTGCGGGTTACGCGACAGATCCAGCTTCACAAGCTGGCGGTGGTTCGTTAAGAGTTGAATCTCTCGACGCGACACTAAAAATCGTTTCTTTTATGATGAAGAATATCGTTTTCTATAACGACATTCCTAAGTCAAAAGCCTACAACACGGTTGAAGAGTTCAACATGCTCTCCAAGTACGGTGGAAAAGGTGGCTTCTTCATCAATGAAGGCGGCTTGCCAAGAACAGAAGATGCCGACTACCAAAGAAAAGTCGAATTCGTAAAATTCATGGGAACCACCCGTGAGATTACGCATCCGATGCTTCTCGTAAAACCGGCACACGGAAACGTCGTTGCTTTGGAAACAAAGAACGGTGCAATGTGGATGCTCCAAAGAATGGAAGAGCATCTTTTCAATGGTGACGCTGACCTTATCAGCCAGTCATTTAACGGACTGAAGAAGCAACTCCTTCGCGGATATGCTGACGCAGACACCGCAGGTGACGGAATCCCTGACGTCTCGAATGAGCACGTTATCGACCTTCGCGGTCAACCAATGACAGAAGGCGCGTTTGCAGAAGCAAGCCGTGTATTGATGGACAACTACATGTATCCGACTGCATGTTATTTGCCACATACCGCGCATCGTGATTACAACGTCCAATTCTTCTCCAAAGGTCGCTACGGTATACCCGTAGGTGAAGACATGGCGACAGGCTTCGATAGCCGCAGAGTAAAAACTGCTGGTGGCGAAATCAGTCTCCGTCCTGACGTTTTCCTCAGAGTCGATCAAAAAGCCCCAGGCACAGCAGACAATGCTTATTCGCCTACGGCCCCAGCATCCGTAACAGTTACGGTTCAAGCGGTATCGACAAGTCGTGAATTTAAAGCAGACGAGTATGGCACTTATGCATACGAGGTCACAGCTTTCTCAAGAAACGGCGAATCAGCAGCAATGGCAGGAAATGCTAGCGCAGTTGTAGCAGCAGCCGGTTCGGCAGAAGTCAAGCTCGTTATCGCTCGCGGAGCGGTCTCAGGCAACGATTTGACTCAGGGCTACCGCGTTTATCGTACACGCCTCGAAGACGGTGCAGCAGCAACCAAATACTTGGTTGCAGAGATTGTATCGGCTGGCGCGTCAACAGACTTCTTGGATGGAAACGAAAATCTTCCAGGTCTCGGAATTGCTTATTGTGGACAGCTTGATGAAACGGTCCTTACTCTTCGTGAGTTGAGCCCTATGCTCAAGTTCCCACTGGCGACTGTAGCGAGTTCCATCCGTTGGATGCAACTTTATTACAATACACCCATAGTGTTCCGTCCTCGTGGTTGGATCATCTTCAAGAACATCGGTCGTGTTTCGGTGCCGAGTCTCGGTGCTGCATAAACGATAAAGATTTGGGGAGGGGCTACGGCCCCTCCCTTTCAAAAGGATTAAATGATGAAGTTATGCAATGAATTACTAGCTGGTCAGACTCTCGGAACATCAGACGGTCCTCTCACGATAGATGACAAAGGCTGTGTTGAAGTTAAAAGCGAAGAAGTCGCAGCGGCATTGAAAAAATCTGGATTCAAGCCAGTGTTCGCTAAGGACGCACCGGTAGCGAAACCAGAAGCAAAGCCCGAAGCAAAGCCCGAGGTAAAACCTGAAATTCCCAAACCAGAGAAGAAGCCTGAAGTCGAAGACAAAAAAGGGAAGAAAAAGGGTAAACGATGGTAACGGAACTGCGAACAGCGATAACAACCGAAGAGATTCTTCGAAAAGAGCACAGTAGTTTTTCTAGTGCTCGAAAAACTATTCAAGGCCCGACTTATGTCGCCTCAGATGCAACCGATCCTAGATCAGTAGATCCGGTCCAGGCGGCATTGGCATCTGCATCGGCACCATTGGCTCTTGAGTTTAAAAAAGCATATAGAGTTATCGCATCGGAGCCAGCTTATTTCAGATTAAGTAAAGGAGCCGAGACTGCGGTTGTTGGCGATATTTATTTACCTGCGAATCAGGCGATTGTTATCGAGACGGGTATACTATGGGACACGCTGAGTGCGATAAAAGCGGGGACAACAGACGGGATAATTCAAGCGGTAGAAGTAAAGTAGATATTAAAGAATTATACTGTACGGTAAATTATTTGTTCGCGACTTATTTGCAAACCGCCGAAGGAGGCGGGATTAAGATTACGAAGGTAGAAAAGATTCGCACAGGTCGTGCGAAATTCTTTTTCGATATAACAGAAGAACAGGCTGAGAAGTTAAAGTTTCAATTTCACAATAGCGCCTGTTCAGAGTTCGAGAGATTCAGACGATATACGATCGATCTTGCGTATTAATAGGGATTTAACGTGATATGTCAGATGGTAAGACCGCGTTCAACATTCGACCGAACAATACGGATCTCTTGGTCTCGGCCCGGTTCGTTAAAGAGAATTTTCTCTTCGGAGTAAATCTCACTGACGATGATGGCAATGAGATGCCTGACACCCTCATCGAATTTTATATAAAAGCAGCACAACAATATGTTCAGAGAGAGTTGGGAATTATGTTGCTCCCAACCGTGATCGAAAATGAAGCTCATGATTACTACTACGATGATTACACACAATTTGGACATGTAAAGCTTCATCATTATCCGCTAAGAAAAGTCAACAAGTATTCAATTCAGTTTCCGATATCAAATGAGATTTTAGAGTTTGATCCTAGCTGGTTTAAAGCCGACTCTGTGAGCGGTCAAGTTAATCTTATTCCAGCAGGGGGAACTTTTAGCGCGATCCTAATGGGTCAAGGCGGGTCGTTTTTACCTCTGCTTTATACGGGAAGAGATTACATTCCATATCTGATTTTTGTCGATTACGAAGCTGGGTTCGCTGACGGAGAGATTCCGTTTGATATTCTGCAAGTGATTTCGATGAAGGCGGCTATAGGGCCTTTAAATATCGCTGGTGATTTGATTGTCGGTGCGGGGATCGCATCTAAGAGTTTATCGCTTGACGGATTAAGTCAGTCGGTAGGGACGACATCATCAGCCACAAACGCTGGCTACGGGGCTCGCATAATTGAATATCAAAAAGAGATAAAAGAATTACTGAGCATACAGAGGATGAGCATACGTGGGATTCCGATGGTGGTTGCTTAATTTCGCATGCGAAACTGATAAGGTATTGATTTGAAGAACACTTATCCAAAAGAGACTTTTAAGCCTGGACGAATAGATCTTGAGCCACAGGATTTCGATAGGCTTTTACAGCATCAAGGTACTCGTGTTCGCATAACTCCTGCGATCCTCTGCCCTAGACGAACTGGAACCAATATCGACGAGACGAGTCTTAATCACGATCTGAACTGCCCACTATGCGATCAGCAGATAATTGACCTAGATGATTTGGCGGTTGAAGACTGGGCGTTTATTCAGGGAATCACAATCGATAAGACTTTCGATCCGCAGCAGAGATATGATGTAAAAGATGCGTTCATATCTACTCGCGCACATCTGAGACTCGCGTACTGGTATAAGATCGAGATAATTGATTTTGGATCAATGTTCAATGAGCTGATCTTAAGAACAGCCGACGATCAAGACCACTTGAGATATCCTGCGATCGATCCAGAAGACGGATCGATTTTTCACCTTGTAGACAATGACGGAACTAAGTTTGTCAAAGGCACAGACTTTAACATCGTCGGTCAAGATATAGTTTGGCTTACCGCAAACAGACCTCCTAAAAATAAATTGTACTCTTTTCTTTATCCGGTATTGCCGACCTTTCGAGTTCTCGAACTGATGCATGAGAACAGATATTATTACGAATCAAAAGACAGTCCGGTAAAGACACCGATTCAATTACCGCAGCAAGCGCACGTAAGATGGGATTTCATGGCAAAAGGGAGCGGCAGCGATGTTGAGCTTGAAAGCTAAACTAGTTGACCTTGGAGTAAATGTTGATGCCTTAGAGGCGTCAACGATCAAGGTATTCCGTACTCAAGTTGGCCTTATTGCGGTTGCTGCACATAATAGATGGATACAGTTGGCAAAAGAACGGCTTGGGACATCGAGAGATGCATATGTCGTTGGTCTACAACAAGCTGGAAGTTTTAAGTCGAGAAAGGTTTCTGGAGAGGACGTTTTCGACATTACCTTGGTGGGCCGAATGCCGAACAATTTCGAGTTCGGTATGGAATCATTTGACATGAAGACCGTTCGACCTGGGTGGTTGGGTGGGTCAAAAGCGAAGACCGGTAAGGACGGTGAGAAGTACGTGGTTATTCCTTTCAGACATTCGACTACGAGCAAGCGGTTTGGATATACCGGAAAAGCAAAAGCCGCAGATCTGAGGTCTGAACTGAAGAAAACTGTCAGAGCTTATGGGCTTAACAGAATGATCCGTACAGCGACCGGCAACGTGGTTGGGGGTCTAACTACCAGGGTCCCACCAAAAGCGCCTGTGCATTCGTATTTGAGGGGTTTAACGCGAGTTCAGAAGGGAACTAGGGGTCGCACTCCTGAAGGATTTCAGAGGGGATCGTCTCAGCTAGTGACTTGGAGAATAATGAGTGAGAACTCTCCAGCGAGTTCTTGGATTCATCCCGGACTAAAAGCGGCCAATCTGTTGAGAGAAGTCGAGCTATTTGTCAATAAAGAATTCGATGATATTGTGAAGAAGGTGATCGCAGCAACATGAAGTTTCTGAACTATCCAGCGGAACAGCTTGAAAAGAAAATTCCATTTTTTGGAATTTATCCGATGGATTTTATTCTTGAAACTGTTTTTGAGATGGGTCTCGAATGGTTTAGAACCACACCTCAAGCTCCAAATCTTGTTTATGGAAACCTGCTCAGACCGATCCTTAAAGATCGTTACGGTCAATCTAAGATCGACGAGATTTACGAGTGGGTAAAAACAACTGATATTCGCATAACTCAATCATGGCCGACGAGTGCTGCACAGGCTCCAAGCATATCGATAAATTTAGCAAATGCTCAAGAGGTAGAGCAACATGCAGCACTTGATGACTTCGCAGAACAAATAGATTTTCTAGGAGAAGACAATAAAGTCGTCGGTCGAGAAGAAATAGGTTATGCTGCAATACAAGAAGAACTTTTATTAGGTATTCATACAGTCGGCACGCCAGATAAGACAAAATATTTGCATATGCTGGTGATCTATTTGCTGAACTCATATGTCGATCTTTTGGATGAAGAAGGGTTTTTTAATATGTCGTTTAGGGCGACAGATTTATCAAGGCTAAATGAGTATTTACCGCAAGGCTTGTTCTCGCGGTTCGTTAGTATTTCAGGCGAGACGTTTGCAAGAATTCCGAAGAACGAAGTCCCAATTATTGGTGATTTCGATGTTCGAGTCAAACTAGGGGAGTAAGTTATGCCGGACAAGAAATTTAAACCAGCAGAGAAGAAGGTTTCCGAACCGGCTAAGGCAGAGGTAGCCAAGGCCAAGAAGCCATTTGACGTGGAAAAGAAGATCAAGATTATCGAAGATTCGAAGATGCCAGATTGGCAGAAAAAAGAATGCATAGCGGGACTAGAAAGAAAAGAATTGCCTGAAGGCGAAAAAGTTTCTTTCAACACCTATGCGGCTGTCAAATGCATTGGGGCGACATTGAAGGATGGTATGCGTGCCTATCCTGGGGCGAAGGGCGTAATCAAAGCCTCGGTCCATGAATGGGATGAAATTTATAAAAAGTTCTAGGGAGGGAGTAGGTTATGTCTATAAAGCGCACTTTTAATGGTGCAACAATCATTCGCCCTGGCGCGTATAGTGCTGTTAAGGTTCAGAATTTGACAGGATTCCCCTTACAGGCTACGGGCATTGTCGGGATTATTGGCGAAGCGGTTGGTGGTGAACCGAGAGTTCTAGATACTCTCACAGGTCCACAGATCCAATCCGCAAAGGATCGGTATAAATCCGGCCCTATCGCTGATGCTCTCGCCTTACTTGCGGAACCGTCAAAAGATCCGCGAGTAGTAAATGGAGCGAGCACTGTTGTCATCTACAAGGTTAATGCCAGTCTTCAATCGGCATTAGAACTCAGCAGCAATTTGAGCCAGGTTATTGTCGATCTAGCCAGTAAGAACTGGGGTGGCGATGAGAACCAACTGAAGGCGACAATTGAGACCGGAACAGTTGTTGACGCAGACGCTAAGATCGAAGGAACGATCGATGGTCCTTTCGACTTAAGCGGTGGCAGCGACACTTTAATTTTAACCGTCAATGGAACGGTTTACACTTACACTTCTACTTTGACTGGCGCAGCAGAGACTCCAGCAGCAGTCATGGGTGATCTGAACGGAGCCAACTGGTCTCCATCGAAACCAATCGTCGCATCTCTCAGTGGATCTAAGGTAGACCTCACAATCGACACGGGTGCGATCTTGGATTCGGATCTTGATTATGGTTACATTTCTATCGATGCCTCGTCCACACTCGACACCATTGTTGGTCTCGCAGGATCGAACAGGGGTGTTAAGGGATCTCGGATTATAACCATAGCTAACGATCAAGACGAAGAATCGGCAGAGGTCGGTGGACAGTCTGTTATAAGCGTCAAGTACACTGGAACCGCAGTTACCTGCAAGCTTACGATTGGAGACAGTCTTGGAAGCAGAAAGCTCACGACTACATGCGCGGGTGTCGCGGCAGACGATCTTGATTTGACATTGGGTGTTACTGAGAACGGAGAGCTTAAGCCGAAGATGACGATTACAGCTCTTGTCGATCAGATAAACTCTCATGCTAAGTATGACGCAGCAGTCACTTATTCAGATCCTAATCTGAACGCTATCGAGATCGACTATTACTCTCTGCTTCATATCGGGGATGTAACGGTTGACCTGAAGCGTGACGTTGAAGCTCTCGTTGAGTGGTCTACGAACTTAAGCCAGCTCGCACAGGCGACAAGAAAATCAAACATCATCGGAGCGGTTGCTCTGATAGCAGATCAGTTCTTCACAGGTGGAGCTGACGGAGCTAGTGCAAACACTGATTGGGGAACAGGATTTGATGCGCTCAAACTTGTAAGACTCAACTCGGTTATCCCACTTATCTCCGACGACGTTGGGGCATTGTCGATCGATTCGATTAACGCTTTATGTGCTAGCCACGTAATTGCGATGACCTCAACTCTCGGAAAAAGTGAACGAGCAGCATTCTGTTCTAAGCTTGGAACAAAAGCAGAGTTTATGGCAGCAGCTAAAGCTCTCAACTCTGGTCTCGTTCATCTCGTCGGTCAAGATGTGCAAGTCAGCAGCCACAGCAACAATGATGAACTGACATATCTCGATCCGTGGGCTTTCGCTTGCCTATGTGCAGGGATGAGAGCCGGAAGCGATGTCGGCGAACCGATTACCTTCAAACTCATAAACGCGAACGATATTCGCGTGCGTGACGGAAGTTGGGACCCCAAACTCGATTATGCAGAGCTTCTTGATGCCGGTTGTACGATTTGTGAGCCGCTTGACAGTGCAGGGTTTAGAATTGTTCTCGACAACACAACTTACGGTGTAGATCCAAATTTTGTTTGGAACAGAGGATCGGTTGTTGAAGCGGGATATTATGTTGCATACGACCTGAGATTTAATCTTGAAGCTCTCTTCACTGGAACCAAGGCAAGGACGGGATCGGCAGATGCGATCGCAAACTTAGTCAAGGCTCGAATGGAGATTTATCTCGATGAAGACATCATTGTCGGTGACGATTTGAACGAAGGTGTCGGTTACAAAAATCTAAGCGTTGTTATCGAAGGTAGCACTGCATTAATAGATATAATAATTACACCGGTTCAAGGAATCGACTTCATCCTGCCGACGATATATCTCGCTGATATCCGTCAAACGGCAGCATAAACCAGAAAGGGGTTTAGGATATGTCAACAGTAATGACAGGTTCAAAGGCGATTTTTAGGCTTGCAGGGGCCAAGGTCGCTTTCGCATCTAATGTCTCATACAATGAGAACATTCAGTATGAGCCGGTCAACGTCCTAGATAGGTTGGATGTTGTCGAGCATGCGGAAGTCGGTTATACCGTAGACCTTCAGTGCCAGAACTTTAGAGTTCCAGCCGCGTCAGTTAAACAACTTGGGATCATGTCTCGCTTCTCGCAGATATTGACTCAAGGAGAACTGTCGGCAGAGATCGTCGATAAAGCTACAGGGTCAGCAGTTTTATTGATGACAGGTGTTAAATTACAAGCTCGACAGACTACAGTCGATGCTCGTGGCGTGATGACCGAAACTTGGTCATTTGTCGGTCGCAGAGCTACGGATGAAGCCGGAGCTTAAATCTCTCAAGATAGCCTACATCGAGGCGTAAACCGGTGAGGGCCGTGAGAATCGGCCTTACAAAATAACTCAGAAAAAAAATCAATTAAAATTAGAGGTAGAAATGAAGAAAAAGTTCACGCTTCCGAACATGGAATTTACCTTCCAGATCCAATCAAAAGGCGAAGAGACGGACATCAATTGGGTGGGCGAGTTTAAATACAAACGTCCTACTCTCGGTGCAAGGTCTCGTATTGCATCACTTCGTTCGCGGCTCAACGGAGACGTTGAGACTCTTGAGCAAGAAATTGAAGACTTCAATCATGCGGCAGCTTATCTGCGCTACACACTGACTGATTTTCCTCAATGGTGGGAGGATGCATCGTTCGGTATGGACATGTACGACGGTAATATCATCAGCGACATTTACAATAAGTGCATGACGTGGGAAGCGGAATGGCAGAAGAAGATTCACAATCCTGATCCTGAGAAGGTGGCAGATGTTCAAGATCAAAAACCTGAACAAGATGCTGACGGGGAAGTTACAGGATAATACGAATCTTCATTATATTGCTATTTCGAATATTGAAGACGGAGAGAATAATCTAAGGCGGTGGTGGCACAAGAAATATCGCATCCCGCCAAAAGATATCGAAGAATACACGGTTGAAGAATTATATTTGGAATGGCTTGAAGATTTTTATTCTGGAGACCCTAAGCGAGTAGATGAGTTCCACACTAGCATCGAAGTTGAAGCTGAAGAAGAGTGGGATGGAGAGCTTGATATAGATACTCAAGTCGAGATTGACAGGCGGTGGAAAAGTCTCGGAGTCGAACAGGATAAAAGTATTATCGATAAGTATAAGACTGACGGAGACGAGGATCTCAGTCCAGATGAGATAAAAAATATCCTGGCAGATGTCGGAAGAGACCTACCAGGATCTAAATCTGGAAAAGATGATACCGCTCCGATTGTATCAAACGATGAGTTCGAGGACACGTTCTAATGACAAAACAAGCTCGATTAACTCTCGGTCTCGATATTCGGCCTCTCCAAGAAGCCAGCAAAGAAGCTAAAAGAACGCTCGAAGAAGTTGGAAATGTACGATTAGACAAGCAAGTGCAACGTGCGTTCAAGTCATCGATCATCAAAGATGTCAACGAACAAATAAAAATCTACAAATCTTACGTGAGCGATATCCAGATTGAGTTGGCTGGGATGGCCAAGGCTGGAGAAAAGGCGTTCAGCTCTCAACGTGCAAATCAATTAATTTCAACACTCGCAAAAGTAAAAAGAGAAGTGAAGAGCCTCGAAGGCTCAATGAGTTCGATGAGCGGTGACCCTGCTCCTGGTAAAGCTGGCGGCGGTGGAGGGGGTGTTCCCGGACTAGGCGGTATGCGCGGCGGTGGTAGAATGGGCGGCATGCTCGGGCGTGCAGGTCCAGTTGGAATAGCCGCGTCGGTTGCGATGGGAGCTGGGATGTGGGCGATGAGTCGTGCTCATCCTCAAGCGATGGCTGGCATGGGTGTCCGCGAGATCACTGGCGGTGGACTTGTCGATGATAATTCCAGGTTCGGCTTTAACCGAATGGAACGTCGAGGGACTGCCAGAGGGATCGGAGCGCAGCTTGGCCGAGACGCAAGCTCTGGAGAACTCAATAAGCTGACTGATCAGTCTGAGATGATGCAACGTGCGTTCGGCATCTCTGGCGGTCAATTTGCTGGAGCAGTTGGGTCTGCTCGTAAAGCTGGGATCGGAGATCAAGGAGAATTTGTTGCGACTGCCGTTGGAGATGCGGTCGCTATAGGGCTTACAGGATCAGCAGTCGGTGAATACCTGGGAGCTATGACCGGCTATCTCGATTCGATGTCTAAAGGGATCAATGTCGATCAGAAGAGTTTGAAGGGGTTCGCTTCATCACTTGGATCGCTCGATTTCTTTAAGAGCAATCCTGAGAGAATTTTTGATACCCTTCAGGGCCTCCAATCGGCCTTTAGAGACAAAGACCCTTTTCAGGAGTATCTCACATACCAATCATTCCAAGAGGCGTCAGGAGGCAAATTAACCCCGGCTGGCGTCGAAATTAGACGCAACTTGCCTCTGATCGGTTCCGCACTGTCTGCAAAAGACACAAAAGAGATGAGAAATGAGGGTCTGGGTGCGGTTGCTGATATTTTTAACACATCTGGCAAAAAGGCGGTTGAGTCGAGATATAAACTCGCCGAGCGAAACTCACGGGGTAAAGACGAACAGAATAAATTTTTCGCATTCCTTCGAGCGATGGGTCTTGAGAATGATAAATCTGGGGCTGGACTAGCACTTTACAGAAAGATGAGAAAAAATGATGGCAATCTCCCGGAGGGTGCTTTAACGGATTACCAAGATGCAATTAAGACTCCCGAAGAACGTGCTGCTAAAAATATGGCCACGTTCGAAGGTGGAGTTATTGATTTTGCTACAAAAATCGATAATATGAAAAATTTAGTTTCTGATCCTTTAGCTAAGGCAGCTATTGGATTTGTGGATGGGGTGGCACAGCTTGGAGGTATAGTCACCGGATTTGAACGAGCAGTCGATGCCCTCCCAGGCGTAGACCTTTACGGTAGCGATGCCAAGCTACTTCTTAAGCATGCAGATAAAGGCTGGGATAAGTCTTTAGAAGAGCGCGGTCTCCCGGCTTTGTCTAAAAATAAAGACACCAGAGTCGAACAGTTAAAAGAATTTGATTCAGCGAAGGCCGATATAGAATACAAGCGAAAGAGTCTTATTGACCAGTGGGAAGGTCCTAATAGCGGTGGTATTTACGGGTCGAGAAAAGGGCTTGAAAGAAAAGGTATTACTCAAGAGACAATTGACAGGATGAAGGGTTCTAAGATTTCTCAAGATGATATAGTGAGATATGTTCAGAACCAAAAGAAAAACGCCTCAATGGCCGGAGGTCTTACATCTGAAGGTCAAGCTGCTGCCGAAGATATAGCTATCAGTGAGAATGTGTTTGATGCTGCTGGCGATATGCAAAGTGACGTCCCTACTGATGACGGCAGTAATCCTTTTAGTCTACTTCCTGAAGGTTTCAGCGAAGGCGGTGGCGTCTATTCCGCTCACCAGAATAAACAAATCGCAAGAATGAAAAAGAACACCAGAGCGATGAGACAAAAGCGCGGAGGTGCTAGTGGTAAAAGCTGGCTTCGCAAATGGTGGGACAGTTGGAGTATCAAATCAAATTCCGACACGTTGAGCGGTGGACTTACCAAGCATGCGAAAAAAACTATAAATCGTGCTCGTGGTGGACCCGTA